ATTCCCGGCAGATTCCCCGGTCTGGGATATCTGGTATCCGCCGAACGGCTTCCGCTGCCGCTGCACCGTGCGGGCGCTCTCAAAGCATCAGGTCGAACAGCGCGGGCTGACAGTCGAAACCGTGCCGCCCATTGATATCCACCCGGACCGAAACTTCAGAACCAACGCCGCAAAGGTACGCTGGGAACCGGACATGACCGGATATCCCGAACCGCTTGTGAAAGCCTATCAGGCACGCGACAAAGCAGGAAACAAGAAATCGCCCTGACAGCCCCGCAACGCGCTTCTTATTCTTTTGAGGGGCAGCATCATAGGGTGGGGCGGCTCTTGGGCGTGTGCCCCCGTTATAACGCGTTATAACGCTATATTAGAAGCGAAGGAGACAGTATGAAAGATTATCTCGTGCTTAAGGGCAGTCATGTCCCGGTTGACGGCGTGCCGGAATCGATCTCCATCCTGCCGCTCGGCCACGTGGTCAGCTCCAAGGGCGAGTTTGATGTAGACGAAGAAAGCTTCCGTGCCATCCAGGACGGCATTGCGGCGCGCGGCGTCGACACCGTGATTGATTACGAGCATCAAACGCTGGGCACTGGGGAGGCCCCTGCTGCGGGCTGGGTGAAATCGCTCAAGCTGGAAGACGGCTGCATCAAAGCGATTGTCGAGTGGACAGCGCGCGGCGCGGAGTATCTCAGAAATCGTGAATACCGTTACCTGTCCCCGGTCATCAACGTCCGGAAGTCGGACAACAAGGTCATCGGCCTGCACTCGCTGGCGCTGACCAACACCCCCGCAATCGAGGGCATGGCCCCGATTGTCAACTCGGAAACTTTTGAAGGAGGAGAAACCCCTATGGATTATAAACAGCTGGCGGAACTGCTCGGCCTGGGCGAGGACGCCGCCGAGGAGCAGATCCTGGAGGCCGTCAAGGCGTGCCTCGCGGAAAACAAGAGCCTGAAGGAAGGGCAGCAGCCGCCCGCCGACGACAAGGTTGTCGCAAACAAGACGGTCTGTGAGCTGCTCGGTCTGAAGGCGGGCGCAGCCGTCGAGGACGTAAACGCAAAAATCATGGAGCTGAAGAGCGGGACGATTGACGGCGTGAACGTGCTCGAGGAGCTGAAGGCGCTCAAGGCCCAAAACGCCGAACGCGCAGCCGAAGAAGCGGTCACGCTGGCGCTCCGGGCGGGCAAGCTGACCCCGCCGCAGAAAGATTGGGCGAAGACCTACGCGCTCAGCGATCCGAAGGGCTTCGCGGCGTTTGTCGAGAAGGCCCCGCAGGTTGTCCCGACCGGAGAGCTTCATATCAGCGATTCGGGAGCGTCCAGCCATACTGCCCTTGACGATGCGGCCCAGATCGCCTGCAAGCAGCTGGGGCTTGATGCCGAAGACGTAAAAAAGTACGGACTGAAGGAGGACTAACGAAATGGCAGCACTCACGAAAGAGCGGGATACCCCCGAAATCGCGAACGGCGGGCGGCGGCTGTCCCTGCCGGTAAAGGGCAGCACGACCATCTATCAGGGCGCGCTCGTTGTGCTGGATGCAGACGGCTACGCGATCCCCGGAAAGACGGCTGCGGGCCTGACTGCGGTCGGGCGTGCGGAGGGAACGGTCGCAAACCCCGGCGCGGACGGCGCTGTATCGGTTGACGTTCTGTGCGGCGTGTTTGTCTACGCGAACAGCGCGACCGCCGCGAACAAGGTCACGGCAAAGCATTTGCTGAAGCCGTGTTACATCGAGGACGACCAGACGGTCACGGCGCTCGCGACTGGCGCGTCGGTCGCCGGGCTGGTCATCCGCGTCGATGAAAGCGGCGTTGCCGTGGAGCTCGGCTCCGGGCTGGCCGCTCCCGCAGCCGCTACCTGATACCTATAGGAGGATAACGCTATGATTATTACACCGCAGAACCTGCGCGGTATTTATGTCGGTTTTAATACCATCTTCAATAAGGCGCTGGAGAATTACAAACCGATCTACACTGAAATCGCGACAGTGACCCCCTCGAACACCGATACCGAGACCTATGCATGGCTCGGCGATATCCCCGGCATGCGCGAGTGGATCGGCGAGCGCGAAATCCAGAACCTCACTGCGAGCGAATACAGCATCAAGAACAAGAGCTTTGAGTCGACCGTCAGCATCGACCGTGATGTCTTCGAGGACGACAGGATCGGCCTGTGGAGCGCCAACGTCTCCACGCTCGCACAGAATGCAGCCAAGAATCCGGATATCCTGATTTTCAAACTGCTTGCGGAGGGCTTCACAACCCTGTGCTTTGACGGCAAACCGTTTTTTTCCGACGATCATCCGGTTGGCACGAAAACGGCTTCCAACACGAGCCACGCTAAGCTGTCCCTCAGCGCCTATGTAGCCGCCCGCGCTTCCATGATGTCGCTCACGAACAGCAGGGGCGATCCGCTGGCACTCGTGCCGGACACGCTGGTTGTACCGCCCGCGCTGGAAAAGGAGGCGCGCGACATCCTGGTTGCTGATTTCATCAACGGAACCAAGAATACCATGCAGGGCACCGCGAAGCCTCTGGTCGCCCCGCAGCTTGCCGGGAACGATTCGGCATGGTTCCTGCTGTGCACGTCGCAGCCGGTCAAGCCGCTGATCTACCAGGAACGCCGGAAGCCGAAATTCACGTCCAAGACGAACGAGACCGACGACAATGTATTCTACAGCAAAAAATTCGTCTACGGTGCGGACACGCGCGGCAACGCTGGTTATGGTTTCTGGCAGATGGCTTATGGCAGCGACGGCACGGCGGCCTCGTAAGGAGGTGCAGCATGGGGTACAGCACACGCGCGGAAGTCCGCGAAATGCTGAAGGACGATGTGCTCGACCCGATCCTGGGGGATGCGTTCCTGGATGACGCGTCCAACCGGGAGGAGCTGATGGGGCCGGTTATCGACGAAGCAATCGCGGACGCGGATGGCGAGATTGACGGGTATCTTGCCAAACGCTACCGCGTGCCGCTGGCCCCGGCACCGAAGGTCATCAACAAATTTTCCAAGGACATCGCGATATACAACCTGTTTTCCCGGATGGGCATTGAAAAGGACAGCGACCACGGGATCTATCTGACCCGCTACAATGCCGCAATCAAATTTCTGACGATGGTTGCAGAGGGAAAGGTCTCTGTCGGCGCGGACGCGGACGGGGACCCGGCCAGCGCGGCAGCGACCGGCTTCACCGTAAAGTCCAGCCCGCGCCTGTTCAGCCGGAACAGCATGAGGGGGTTCTAGCATGTACAGCATCCGCCTGGAGGGCGATACGCAGGCCCTGCTCCACAGGCTCCGCAGCCTGTCGGAGATCAATCGCAGGGACATCAATGCCACACTGGGACAGATTGTCCGCGAATCTACGCTGGAGCGGTTCCAGCAAAGCCGCGCCCCGGACGGGCGGCGCTGGCGCACATCCATCCGCGCGGCGCAGGAAGGCGGCAAGACGCTCGTCCAGACCGCGCAGCTGCGCAACTCCATCCGAGTTCATTCAGATGATAAGGGCTTTGCGGTCGGCACCAACGCAAAGCACGCCGCAACGCATCAATTCGGCGAGCCTGGCCGCACCATCCGCGCACGCCGCGCGGCGGCGCTTAGGTTTCGAGTTAATGGTCATTGGGTCACCAAAAAACAGGTGCGCATTACGATTCCGGCGCGCCCGTTCCTCGGGCTGTCGGAGGAGGATATGCAGGAAATCAAGGCGACTGTTGAGGACTACATCGAAGACGGAGGTTGACAGTGCTTTACGCAGAATGCAAGCAATACCTGGTTGACAAGTTAAAACAGGCGGGCATCAAGACTCGGATTTACACATCAGAAAAGCTGCTGGAAAAATGCTCGGAATCGCATGTCGGCGCGGTTTTGTTCGAGCGAGAAGCCAACGCCCGAAACGGCTCCAAAAAACGTTTTAGAGACCAAAGGGGAGCGCTGCACAAACGGCGGAGGGTTTTCGATCGTGACATCACCTTCAGCGTGGTAATCGGCGATTACAGCGACGATGCAGCCGAGACGGTTTTTGAGCGGTTTTTAGCCTCGCTGGACGCCGGGCTTTATGTGGACGGCAACTTTACAGAGATTGAGGTTGTGAGTTCGGACTGGGTAGATACGGAAGACTCTGTTTTGCGCGCCAAGGTCGCCGTCCAGACGGTGATCACGTTCCATGGCGGACTGTACCGCGACACGGATTATGCACCGCTGCGGCATGTTGCGGTCAACGAAATCGAAAGGATTATGAGAAAGGAGCCTGCAAATGGCAACTAAAACGAATACGGCAGACCCTGTGCCCGAGGTGCAGCGGCCTGACCATCCTGCGGAAATGCTCCCGATCGAGCAGCACCGCGAGCAGCTCGGCATCGGGCGGGCGGTTTTTGCCGGGGTATGCGCCGCCAACGGCTGGAAGCCCGGCAGGACCATGACGGAAGCGGAATTTTGCGGCGCGGTCAAGGCGTTCACGGGCGCGCCGATGAGCAAGGCGGTGAAATAAGATGCTGCGTGATGTAAACACACATGTTTCGGACGGCTTGCTTGGATTTTCGACCGCGACCGGCGATGGCGTCCACATCAAAATCGGCGCGTCGCCCATCACGTCGGAACGCCCGATCATCATCACAGGGGATATGGACGCCGCCAAAATCAAGGCCAGGCTGGGGCTGGCCCCGCTGACCGACGCCGCCATGGACTCCGTGCAGAGCGGCGCGGCCAAAATCTACTGCATCCCGGTATCCGCCGCGACAGCGGGCACGGTGGGCGAGGTCTCCAAATCCGGCAAGGGCGGCGGCGCCCTGACCGTGACCGGCGCGCCGACCAACGCGTTTTCGGTGGTCGTGCGGGTCACGGCCTCCGGCGAGCCGAACACGGCAGCATTCATGTCGTCGATCGATGGAGGGTTCACATTCTCTGATGAGGCTACCGTTCCCCTGACTGGGGAGTACGCGCTTGAGGGCACCGGCCTGACGCTGCACTTCGCCGAGAAGACCGACGAAAAATATCTCAACTCTTTTGCCGTGGAGGATGAGTATGCATTTTCTACGACCGCGCCGACCATGACAAACGGCGAGGTGCTGGCAGCGATCGAACAGCTCCGGCAGTTTAACCAGGAATTTGAGTTTGTGCACATCGTCGGTGCGAGCGAACCGCCGCTTTGGCTGGCCGTCAGCGAAGCGCAAAAGGAGCTCATGAGCCTTTATCATAAACCTGCGTTTTTCCTGCTGGAGGCGGTGTTCCCGACTATGGACAGCGACGGCAGCGGCGGCATTTACGACTGGGCGGCGCAGATGGAATCCGACCGGAAGCAGGTTGCGAATACGGATATCCAGGTCTGCGCCGCATGGGGGCGGATCATCCGGCTGGATGGCCGTACCCAAAACGCGAACCTCGCGGGGCTGGTCGCCGGACGATATGCGAAAGCGCCGGTACAGGAATCCATTGGGAAAACACGTCTGGAGGCGGGGTATGGATTTTCTAAGGCGCGCATCGCCGAGCTGATCCCGGCTGGCTACAATAACGCTGTGATCGAGCTGCTCGACACCGCAAAATATCTGACCTTCCGCGAATACGATGGCCTAAGCGACACCTACGTCTATCACACGAAAATGATGTGTCCGGACGGCAGCGATTACCGCTACGCTGAGGACGTGCGCGTCCGCAACAAGATCATCCGCGAGGTACGGAAAAAGGGCCTGCTGCTCAAGAACGACGATATCGACCTTGAAGACCTGCAAGGCGAACTGGAGGCACGGGCCAAATACGTCAGCATTCCGCTGGACCGTATGGTCGAGCAGAAGGAGATCAGCTCCTATAAAACCACGGTACTCCCTGGCCATGAGGAAACGTTCCTGGATGATGAGACCCTGCGTCTCAAGGTACGCTACCTGTCGCGCGGCTATATCCGCGAGGTGGACATTGATATCGGGCGCGCGCCCATCACCTGATGAAAGGAGGAAACGGTCATGTCCCTGATTGTAAATGGAAAGTGCTATGACTGGGGCGACGTAGATGTTAAAATCCCTGGCATGCCCTTTGAGCCGCAGGAAATCAGCTATGATGATGAGCTGGAAAAGGAAGAGGCTTATGGCTACGGCCACAAGCCCCGTGGTTACGGGCGCGGCAATTATAAGGCGTCCGGCAAGGTCAGCCTGCTGCGCGACGACTATCAGGCGGTGCTGGACTACTGCAAAGCGCAGGGCGTCAAGTTCTATGAGATGGAGCTGCCCTCGGTGGTGGTTTCCTACGCGGACAGCGATGGCCAGATCAAGCAGGACGAACTGAAAAAGGTGCATTTCACCAAGCGGTCCCACAAGGCGGCGCAGGGCGACAAAAGCCTGAAGGTCGATATCGACCTGATGATCGTTGGCGGTATTGTGGAAGACGGCCTTGAGCCGATTTAGAGACAAAATAAATGAGAATTTGGAGGTTTCAACATGGATAAAGAAAAAGCTTCTATTCCCGATAAAGAAGCCCTGAAGGCCAAGTATGGCAAGGTGTACCGCGTGGGCATGTCGATCCCGATTGACGACGACTGCACGCAGGAATTTTCATATTGTTTCAAACGGCCCAGCGTTGCGAACTACGACCGCTACATCAAGAGTGCGTCCAAAAGCATCACGAAAGCGAGCCGGGCATTTATGCTTGACACGGTTGTGGATGAGGACCGCGAGCGCCTGACCGCTGACATGGAGGAATACCCCGGCGTCGGCATCACCATCGGAAATAAGCTGACCGAGCTGCTCGGCCTCACTGATTCGGTAAATTTGAAGCGGCTCTAAGGGGGAAGGTTGCGGAGGCGAGGGAAAGCGTAATAGAATATGGGCTGCTGGAAATCTATCGTTTCCTCCCTCCGCCCCTCTTGGAGCGGTTTGACCCTGAACATATCGGCAGCATAGAAGAATTTCTAAGCTATGTAGCGCAGGCCCGGATTGTGCAGGAAATGGAAGAAAACCTGATCGCGCGGGCGGTCTCGAAGCTGTTTCCAGATAACTGACGCATAGGAGGTGACGGCAATGTGAGCCTGGAATCTGTTTTCCGGCTGTCGCTCGTGATGAGCATGATCGACAATCTGTCCGGCCCGCTGGCAAACGCGTCATCCCGTGTCGGGGACAGCGTTTCCCGGCTGGACTCCTTAAGCGCGGGCTTTGGCAATATCGCGAAAACCGGCGCGGTGATGACCGAGATGGGCACGCAGATGACCGAAGCGGCGCTCGCGCCGGTACAGGCAACCTTCGAAACGCGCCGCGCCCTTGGTGAGCTGGCTTCTCTCGGCGTGCAGGATTTGGACGCGCTCGAAACTGCCGCCCGCAGCTTCTCTGACCAGTGGAGCGGCACAAGCAAAGCAGATTTCATCAGCGCGGCCTATGATATCAAGAGTGGCATTTCATCGCTAAGCGATGAGGGCGTCGCCGAGTTTACCAGCCTGGCCGCGCTGACCGCGAAAGCCACCAAGGCCACGGCGGGTGAGATGACCTCCCTGTTTGCGACCGGCTACGGTATCTACAAAGGTTACTACGATGACCTCAGCGACATTGAGTTCGGCGAAATGTTCTCGGCAGGTATCGCTGAAAGCGTCCGGGCCTTCAAGACCAGCGGCAGCGGCATGGCGCAGGGCATCCAAACGCTCGGCGCGTCGGCCACGACCGCAAATGTGCCTCTCGAGGAACAGCTTGCCATACTGGGCATGCTGCAGGCGACGATGAGCGGCTCGGAGGCGGGTACGAAATACAAGGCGTTCCTCCGCTCGGCGGCGAAGGGCGGTGAGGCGCTCGGCCTCTCCTTCCTAGATGCCAATAACCAGCTCCTGTCTATGCCGGAAATCCTCGACAAGCTGCGGGGGAAATTCGGCGAGACCATGGACGCTGCTGAGAAGATGGAGCTGCAAAAAGCATTCGGTGATATGGAAGCGGTTGCCCTGATCGACCTCATGTATTCCAAAACCGGAGATTTTCAAAGCAATATTTCAGGCCTATACGATGCCATGGGGCAGGGCACGTGCGTCGCGGAAAAGATGGCGGGCGCGATGCAGGAAACCGAACCGGAACGGTTCGAGCGACTGCAGCAGCGCATCCACAATGTCGCGGAATCCATCGGTGGATCCATGCTGCCTGCGATCAACGATTTCCTCAGTATCGGGGAACAGGTGCTCAGTAAGGTCAGTGCATGGATCGAAAACAATCAAGAGCTTATCCGTGTAATCATGCTGATTGTCCTCGCTGTCGGCGGATTCCTGACCATCGGAGGAACGGCGCTCACCGTGATTGGC